AAAAACTATGATCATTGGATTAAAAGCAACCCTCTGGGCGAACAAGGAAAGTTTACTAAAGCAATTGGTTATGACTATTTTCAATTTTTATATCGTCAACAATATATATTAAGAACAGATCCATTGGAAGTAGGTTTGTTTACCTTAGATCAAGCAGCTGAATTTATCGACCCGGAGAACGGCTATGAACGTGAAACATTATATTCAGTCCCAACAGCGGAAGACAAAACACACGATTTATTAAATTTTAATGGACTACCAAGGCCTCATAGAACGGCCGTTGTATCAGAATTATATCGATTGGGGTTTAATGAAACCTCTCACATAAGCTTTTTATTACGATACTATGGAGATGTAGAAGGAGAAAGAGAATACAGAAGACAATGGTCTAGCCAACGCAACCATATCTCCGAGCTTTTATTAGAAACACAAATACAGAAAGATCACATATCTGAATTTTTTGCAGAACCAAAATCAATTGAATTAGACGTTACAACAGATGAACTAAAGACTGATGATAGATACTATGATAAAGAACTTTATAAAACCTCTTATTTTTCTTTAGTTAATGAAACCATTTTTACAGAAGCACAAAACAAGCGTAAAGAAGATACCGGACTTTTTATTACAGAAAAAACTTATAAGCCTTTAATGAATTTTCATCCATTCATTGTTGTAGGCCTGCCTCACACACTTCGTTATTTAAGGCAACAGGGGTTTGAAACTTTTCCAGAAATGTTTGATGAATATTATGACATTATAATAGATCCAAAAGAGAGATTTGCCTTTATAATAGAAGAATTAAATAAATGGAAAGGATATTCAATAGAAGAAAAGAATAAAAGGTATAACAATGTAAGACATAAACTTGCTTTTAACCACTTCCACTTCTTACACCACAATAAAGAAGAACAACTTAAAACTAGGAAGAAAGATATGTTGTTGTCTTTGCATCCATATAAAAATGATTAGATGGGGAATATCAGCAGGACATCATGACGCAGCCATATCTGTAGTTGAAGATGATAAGATTTTATTTGCAGGCCACGCTGAGAGGCATAGTGGTATTAAAAACGACAAAAATTTAAATCAATTTCTTGTACAAGAAGCATTACAATACGGAGAGCCCGAGGAGTTATATTGGCACGAAAGTCCTTTTTGGAAAAATACAAGACGACTATATGCTAGACAAAAATGGCAAAAGAATAACGTTAAAGAATTACTTAGCGGCTATGGGTTAAAGGGGAAAATAAAATACTGTACCCACCATCAATCACATGCAGCAGCGGGCATGTTTACAAGCACCTTTAATAATTCAATTGTCATTGTAATAGACGCCATAGGAGAGTGGACAACCTCAAGTATATGGAGCGGTGCAATGGGTAAGTTTTGGAGTACACGATATCCTACTTCATTAGGTATGTTTTATTCTGCTATCACAGATAGGTGTGAATTAAAAGCAAATGAGGACGAGTATATTTTAATGGGTATGGCCGCGTATGGAGACCCTGACATATATTATGATGAAATGAAACAACTATTAAATCAAAACTTACACAACGGTTGTCGTGCTTGGCTACCGGGTGTAAAAGACTATTATGACTTCGCCGCCTCAGCACAAAAAATATACGAAGAAGAGTTTAGAAAAATATTAGAGATTTCTAAGAAGTATGCTTACAATAATAATTTAGTCCTTCAGGGAGGGTGTGCTTTAAATTGTGTAGCAAATAATATAGCCTTAGAATATTATGATAATGTATGGATAATGCCTAACCCAGGAGATGCCGGAGCATCATTAGGAGCTGTTTTAGCACATACACATCAGCACGTAGATTTTACACCTTATTTAGGACACAACATTGAAGGCCGATATCCAGGACAACAATTACTAAATGAACTACTTAAAGGAAACATGGTGGGCGTAGCTAATGGTAGAGCAGAATTTGGTCCAAGGGCATTAGGTAATCGTTCATTATTAGCAGACCCTCGTGGTGCTGATGTAAAAGATAAAGTAAACAAAATTAAAAGGCGACAGGAATTTAGACCGTTTGCTCCTGTTATATTAGAAGAAGAGGCAGCTAACTATTTTGAAATGCCTGTTAAAGAAGCGCCATTTATGCAATACACAGCTAAGTGCAAAGAGCCTAAGATATATCCTGCTATAGTTCATGTTGACGGGACTTCAAGAGTTCAAACAGTTAATAGAAAACAACACCCAGGTCTATATCAATTATTAGTAGCATTTAAAGACAAAACAGGGTGTCCTATGTTACTTAATACGAGCCTTAATATAAAAGGTAAACCAATTGTTAACACTAAAACAGACGGTAAAATGTTTTCACAAAAGTATGATATCAAGGTCTTTTGATATATAAATAGAATTATGAACACAATGAAGGCAAAGGTAATTCCATTTAGAAAGAAAGAACCGAAGCCCAAGGTAATTAAGGGCTATCGTATAGCTTTCTTTACTGAGCAAGAAATAGACATTGCTTTATTGTGTTTGAATACTTGGGGATTTAGGGAGTTAAGATACACGCGACCGGTTTTAAAACAACTTGATCCATTATACATCAAGGAATGCCTAATACACGGTTATAATTCTGAACTCTTTTCTACTCAAAGTAAAAAGACTATCTTTAAAATTATAGATAGTTTAGAAGAAATAGCATTAGCAGTACATTAAAGGAAATACATTATGCCAATATACACAATCGAGAACACAGTTACCGGAGAGGTAGCCGAAGATCAGTATATGTCAATTGCAGCCATGGAGGCATTAATAAAAGATAACCCACATCTCAAACAAATAATAGGCGCGCCCGCGCTAATAGGAGGAACCGGAGACAGAACCAGACCGCCAGACGGATTTAAACAGGTTTTATCTAAGATTGCAGACGCTAACCCAACATCTGGTTTAGCAGACACATACGGTGGCAAAGATCATAAGTCATCTGCGATCCGAGACTCATTGAAGCGAGTTAAAAAGAAGCTAGGACCTATTGTAGAATAAAAAGGAGGTGATCCTTGCCTAGAGCACATATACGATGTTCAAAGATCAATAACTTAGGAGCATGCTTATAAAAAACACCAAAAGAGTGATCAAATAACCAAATGAGTGCTTGACTTATGGTCCTAAATGTGGTATAATGTATATACACAATGAGAAAAGAGGACAACAATATGGAAAAAGCACTAGAAAAACTACTTGAAGCTATAGCAGCAGATTACTACAACTGGACAAGACGTTCATTTGAAGCCAATGGCTACGATATGGACAGACAAGAAAGCAAAGCTAATGAATTCAAAGACCAACTTGAAGTAAAAAAGGGTCGTAAATTTATTAAAATTATGACAGAAGGTAGTGTTTGGGGATTCGTAAATCTAACACACGAAAAGTTTGAAGAAGGTGATATCCTTAAAGCAGCAAATTACAATGCTCCAGCTCTAAATAGAGCAAGAGGAAACATTTTTGAGGATTATAGTGTAGCTTGGACTGGACCACATTACATAGCTGGTTACTCAGCAGGTGGTACTAGAGATGAGAAACTACTTACTGGCGGATCCAGGATGGTTAAAGCATGATATACCCTTCGCAAACACTTTACAAAAGAGACACACACGGAAAAATCCGTGAATGGACTGTTGAATATGCAGGTCCAGTTGGAGCAGGAATAAGAACTATTGCTGGAATTAAAGACGGCAAACTTGTTACTTCTGGATGGAAATCTACTGAAGGTAAAAACTTTGGTAAAGCAAATGCAACCACAGATTTTGAACAAGCCCAGAAGGAAGCACAGGCTGCCTGGGATAAGAAAGTAGAGAAAGAGTTTTTTGAAAATATTGATGATATAGATTCATACGATAAATTCAAACCACAGCTCGCACATGACTATACAAAAAGGCCACAATCAAGTGGTATTAGTCAACCCAAATTAGACGGTATTAGATGTATTGCCAGAGTAGATGGACTGTATACTAGAGCAGGAAAAGCAATTACTACATGCCCTCATATAGAGGCAGCATTAATAGACTTTTTTGAACACTATCCAAATATAATTTTAGATGGAGAACTTTACAATCACAAACTGAAAGCTAATTTTAATAAAATTACAAGTCTTGTTCGTAAAGTGAAACCAAGCGAAGAAGAATTAGAAGAATGTATGGACTTAGTTGAGTATCATGTTTATGATTGTTTTGATAAAGATGATACAAGCAAACGATTCTTAGACAGATTTAATGGCCTATGGAGAGTGCATAATCCAAAAGTAGTTTATGTTCCAACTGAAGTATGTGATGATCAGGAAGCTTTAGACCAGTTATACTCAGAATATACTGAAGATGGTTTTGAAGGACAAATGGTTAGAAACAACGAACCTTACGATAACAAAAGAAGTAAGAATTTGTTAAAAAGGAAAGAGTTTATAACTGACGAATTTGATGTTGTAAAAGTATTAGAAGGCCAAGGTAACTGGGCAGGATATGCTAAACATTTCCAACTTGAACTTGGAGATGGTAGAACATTTAGAAGTGGAGTTAGAGGCAATCAAGCATTGTTAAAAGATTTATTAGAACAGGAAGTAAAACCTACATGGGTTACATGTAGATACTTTGAATTATCCCCAGACGGAGTTCCTAGATTTCCTGTTGTTATCGACTGGGGTAATGGAGTTAGAAATGACTAATTCAATTTATCCATCGCCTGAACTAAGGGCTGAATACGATAAAAGATCTTATGGTATCATGAAGGAAGAAAACTTTATTAAAATGATATCAATTGCTGAGGAGTTATTAGGTACAAAGTTTAACTCTGACAACATACAAAGCTTTGAAAGGGATATACGAAAGATACCTGGCTTTGGAGTAAAGTTTTTCAGAGCTACACGACAATATTTTTGGGAGAAAGAAAATGACTGAACAAGAACAAGCACATATAGATGCACAGGCACAGGCTCATCAACAAGAACTAGAAGAACAGGAAGCTAATGAAAAAGGCTATTGTGTTCATTGTGGTGATAAGTTAGATGATTGTCCAGGATATAAGTGTTGGATCTAAAAAATGTATGTTTGCATTTGTAATGCAATAACAGTTAAAGATTTAGAAAGAGACCCAGAACTAAAGAAGTTGCTGGGAACAAAATGTGGGAGATGCATGAGTTTTAATCATATACCCGTCGATATCGACGAACTAAAAAGAGTAAATACAGAAAATGGTAGGAGATATATTACCCCTTCAGGTGTAAAGTATCCTTCGATCACAACGATCCTATCGCTTAAATCTAAACCAGGCATTGATGCTTGGCGTAGACGTGTAGGAGAAAAAGAAGCAAACAAAATAACACGAATTGCTACAACCCGTGGAACCTCAATTCACAAGCTTTGTGAGAATGCTCTACGCAATGAGCTAGAAGATGTATCTAATCTTAGTATTTTAGATCAAGAAATGTATTCAGACTTTCGTCCTTTGTTGAACGAAATAGACAACATAAGAGCAATAGAGGCAACTCTATATTCAGATCATTTGAGACTTGCCGGCCAAGTAGATTGTATCGGAGAATTCAGAGGAAGATTATCTGTAATAGATTTTAAAACATCTAAGAAAAAGAAAGAAAAATGGATGTGTGAAAACATGTTCATACAATGTTCTGCTTATGCCATTATGTTTGAAGAGCGAACAGGGATCCCTGTAGATCAAACGGTAATTTTAATGGCTCAAGAAGATGAAGGCCCTGTGGTTTTTATTGAAAAGAGAGACAACTACACTTCTAAGTTGATAGAAGCCAGGGATAAATACGAATTACATGGAACATTTAATAGAACGTAATCTTCAAGACAATGTAGAAGTATACAAAAAGCTAATCTCGGGCGAATGGGAAGATGATGATGTCACAATATTAAATCCTTATGAAGCAGAATACTTTGAACATTTAATTTATAGTGATATAAAAGCCAAGTCCTTTAAAGAATTTAACAGTTCTGCTTGTAAAAAAAGATTCCCCAACTTAAAACCCAACCACGAAGTTATCCAATGGCCTCTTTTTTGGTTATTCAACACCTTTAGACTTGATGGAAATTCTGTTAAATTACCTACGTTTCCACTTCCTAAAGAATTCTTTTGCACATTAAATTCTAGAGTGCAACCAAATAGAACACTTCTATGGGATGAACTTACCAACAAAAATATATTAAATCAATATTGCTCTTATATAGGAAAGGGCATTACAGTTGATCTCAATCCAAGCTTTGAAACAAGAGGTAGCCAAGTATATCCGAATTATACAGAGGCAGAACAAATAAAGACACATAAGTTTCCTGATTTCTATCAAGACATATTAATAGATGTTGTATGTGAAACACATACTGATTGGCTTTTCTTTACTGAAAAAACTTGGAAGCCTTTTTTAGCTGAGAGAATTCCTTTGATTATTAGCGATCATGGAGCATATAAAAAATTAGAAGAATGGGGCTTTGAACCGTATACAGAAATATTTGATTATAGTTTTGATAATGTATTTGGTTTAGAATATCGTATTCAGGCCATTGTTGAACAATTAAATACTGTGATACAAGAAAGAGATCTTAGACAAATCTATATAGAAACAAAAGAAAAAAGAGAACATAACAGAGAAGTTTGTTTAAAGCTCATACAACAAGAAAACGTTCCTGCCTTAGCACTTAAAGATTCAACATCTTTAGATACAATCAAACAGGCAAGAAAAAGCCTGAACACACTCGAGACATATTCAGGCTCCTAATTTAAAATAGCTATTTTATTCTTTTAATTCACCTGTAGGGAAATCTGGTTTCTCTACGGATAGTGCATCTGTTTCCTCATCAACCTTTTTAGCGGCTTCGTCTATTACGCCTGCTGTTGTTTCAATTACGAAACTGGTTGTATCTACTACATCTTCAGCGACTGCTGAAGCGATGTTAGCGGCACCTTGTACAGTGGTATCAACTGCGGTAGCCGCAACGTTTCTAACTGTATCTATGGCAGCTCCAACTGAAGCACAACCACTTATGGTGAGGAAAAGAAAAACAGCTGTTATTATTCCTTTCATTGTTTTCTCCTTGTGACAATAAACTATCTGCCACTGAAGATATTTATAAAGAATGGAAGTTAAATAGTAACTTATTTTTCGTAACTGGGGGATGGGCCTTGTGCATTTCGTTAGTATTGAAGAGAGAGCCATTGCTTTTATGGTATAGAATATCATAGGCTATTTCTACTGAGTGAACAATAAGCATTATTGTAAGTAAAAAGGCACACACTTTGAGCCACTTAATCATGTGTTTCATAAATCTATTTATAGTGTATCAGATATGAGACAAAAAGAAAAGGGTAATCCTAAAATTACCCTCTCTAGAAACTAAACAAGTCTCATAGAACCTTTGATTACTAAACCTAATAGGTATCCGCAAAAGAAAAACACTGATGCCCAACCTGGGTACGCTTTACAAAAATCCCATATTTGTTGTAAGAACATATTTATACTCCTGTCGTCTGGAGATATATTAATATAAAAGGTAACAGTATTGGAGCTAACATGTAGGCTACTAGCTGAACTGCGTCGCTGATTTTCCTATATCCCCGCTGTGGGTATCTAGGATCTTCACTTAGTCTGTCAATTTTGGCTTTCATGCGCCTCGCTACTGTTCCCATAGTAGCTGTGGTCATGAAAAACCTCCGTTTGTTTATTATACCACGGTATAACTGTATGTTATACCACGTTGTATTTATACACACAGCGCTTTTGGTATTTTTGCGCTTGATTTATGCCTATGAATAGTCTATAATGTATACTATAAATAAAGAAACGGAGGCAAAGACTATGAGAAAATGGCCATTGTTACCAATATTATTTTTTGGAATGTTACTAGGATTTTTTACAAGTCCTGCACAGGCAACTCATCTTGAGGATGTCCAATGTTTGGCAGAGAATATATATTTTGAAGCTAGAAGTGAATCAACAGCAGGTAGAGTTGCAGTCGCTCTAGTAACACTCAATAGAGTAGAACACACTAATTTTCCTGACACGGTTTGTGGTGTTGTTAAACAGACTAAATACTATCCTAGCGGTAGAATAGATCTTCATTCGTGTCAGTTCAGTTGGTATTGTGATGGTAAATCAGATGAACCAACAGAAAACTGTTGGGAAGAGATACTAACGTTAGCATCTGTAATGTTAGGTTGGGAATCATCTGATGTAACAGATGGTGCTTTGTGGTATCACAGTAAAAAGGTCAACCCCACTTGGGCAGACCACTATGTTAAAACGATTAGTATAGACAACCATATCTTCTATAAAGCTCTTGATTAACAGTTCTAAAGAAACTATAATAACACTATGTTAACGGATATGCCTAATATTATAGTTACCGGTGGTTGCGGATTTATCGGATCACACTTTGTAGCCAACTTACTTGATCAAGGATTTTTTGTTACGGTAGTTGATGATAATAGAACGGGAAATGTTTATTTTAAACACGCCAACGTTGAGTATCATAAGCAGGAAGTATCAACCTTTAATCCTCACCACGCAACAATAGAGCCACCCTCTTGTATATTTCATTTAGCAAATAGTCCAAGGGTCAGGCGTTCTTTAGAATATCCCTCAGAAACAATAACCAATAATATTGCTACAACCACAGCAGTGGCAGACTGGGCAAGAGTATTTAATTGTAAATTATTTTTTGCTACTTCATCTAGTACGCAATATGCTGAGGCACAAGAAAACCCTTATACATTTAGCAAAATCATGTGTGAACAATTATTGTATCTGTATAGGAGATTATATTCTTTGGATTATGTTTTGTTATACTTCTATAATGTATACGGACCTGGCGAGGCAGACTATGGAGAATATAGCACAATCGTTAGGAAGTTTAAACAAGACTATTTAGAAGGCAAACCGTTAACAATTTATGGAACAGGGAAAAAGGAAAGAGACTTTACTCATGTTCACGATGTTGTACAAGGAATGTTACAGATCATGGCTGATCCAAACCTTCCTCCTACAGCACACTTTGGATCGGGTGATCCTAAAACAATATCTTCTATAGCAGAAGCGTTTGGTCATCCAGTGGTACATACATTTGATAGAAGGGGAGAAGCAAAACGCACTTATTGCTCTGAGCCTTATATAGAATGCCACAATAATGTCCACAATTATATTAAACAATGGGTGCAGGAGAATAAACGTAATGATGCCAAAAGTAGTAGTAGACAACACGATAAAAATGACTGAAGAAAAAGTTAGTGATGTCTTTCTTGTTACAAAGGAGTTTCATACCTCTACAGAGTTTTCCCAATTTATCGAAAAGATGGCGTTCAATACGAGCTCACCATGTATTGATATGGTTGTGGATTACTGTGAAAAGAGGTCAATTGAAATCGAGAGTATTAGTAAGTTCTTAACAGCTTCTATCAAAGCAAAGATAAAAGAAGAAGCGTTAGATCTTAATTTACTTAAAGAAAAGAGAAAGTCTAGCTTACCTATATGACACCCTTAGAGGCATACAAAATTCATGTAGCTGTTAAGAATCATTTTTGGGGTAAGTATAATCAAAAGAAATATCCTAACATGTTTAAGAACAGATATAAGTATGGCCGGGCACTCAACATTCCAAACCGTATTTTTGAATCAAAACATGGCATGGTAGGAATGTTTAAAATGATATGTGACAAATATAAAAAAGAAGAATTTATAGCTTTGTCTGTTGCTAATGCAGCAGCGGGCGATACTAAATGTGGAATGCCATTTGGTATAGAAAGTAATCAAACGTTTAAAGAGTGGGCTATCAGAAGAGATAGGATTAGTTACACGTTTGGACAAGATTTAGAAACCATAGTAAATTCAGATAGAAAACTTATGGGGACTAATAATGATCATCCAGTAGAAGTACGGCTGTTATTAGGCAAACATATAGCAATAGAAAGCGTTGTTATATTAGATCAAATACTGCCTTTTATAGATGATTATACAGACGATCTTATTATAGGAGATACATGTTTATTGGTTAAAAGATACGAACCATTCGTAATGAGTAATACCAGTTCACTCGCTGATAAGCATAAAGGTCTTATAAATAAGATTGCTAGGACTAGGAATAGTTCTAATACAACGCAAATACAATGCAATACAACGTAATACAACGCAATACAGGAGAACAATATGTCGTTTAATACACTTTCAGACCTCAGAAAACAAAGAGGCAACTTCGATTCCCTAATGAAGGAAGTCGAGAAAATATCAAACCCCCAATCCTATAAAAAAGGTGACGAGCGGGAATGGAAACCAACAGTAGACAAGGCAGGTAACGGTTACGCCGTTATTAGATTCTTGCCTGCACCTCAAGGCGAAGATATGCCCTGGGTTAGAATGTGGAATCATGGATTCCAAGGACCAACCGGGAAATGGTATATCGAAAATTCGCTTACAACATTGAATAAACAAGATCCGGTTTCCGAACTTAATTCGGAACTTTGGAACTCTGGTGTAGAAGCTAATAAAGATATCGCCCGTAAACAAAAAAGGCGCCTCAGTTATTATGCTAACATTCAAGTCGTTGAAGATAAATCCAATCCAGAAAATGAAGGTAAAGTTTACCTTTACAAGTTTGGCAAGAAGATCTTTGACAAAATTAAAGATGTTATGCAACCACAGTTTGAAGATGAAACTCCAGTAAATCCTTTTGATTTTTGGGAAGGAGCTAACTTCAAATTAAAGATTCGACAGGTAGAAGGCTATCGTAATTATGATAAAAGTGAATTTGACAAAGCCTCGCCTATTGATAGTAGTGATGAGAAAATTGAAGAAGTCTGGGGAGCTCAACATTCTTTACAAGAGAAAGTTGGCCCCGGTGAATTCAAAACCTATGAAGAACTTAAAGCTAAATTAACTTTAGTTCTTTCAGGTGGTGCTAAGGTCGCAACGGCTGAGCAAATTTCCCAAACTACAAATGATGCAGCAGACGATCACTTTATGGAAAAAGTAAAGTCGGTCCAAGCGGCACCAGAACCTTCAACCAACAATGAAGATGAAGATGATACTTTGTCCTATTTTAAATCCCTGGCTGAAGACTAAACTTTCAAAGTTTTGGAGCCCTCTCAGGAGGGCTTCTTTTTGCACATAAATAGTGTATATGATACATAGATTTGATTTTGAAGTAGATAAAAAACGTCTTTTAAAAGAAATACAAACGGATCAGCTCAAGCCTTTTGTAGATCCGAAAACAAAAATTGAATTAGATTTCTTAATGATAAAACTTACACCGAAAAAATATGCTAACCAGATTGCAGACTATTTTAATAACCTTTTAGAATTACCTGCATGGGACGGCACAGCAATATTTTATATACAAAATCCTGGACATCGTTTTCCGTTTCACCAAGATAGAAAAACACAATGTTCTATTAATATCCTACTAGATGAAAACCCCGACCCTATAACTTTTCGTGTAGAGCAACATGATAACAATATGGAAAGTATAGACTCAGATATAGATGAGTATTATAAAACTGCATTAATTGACACGCAACAACGGCATGGTGTTATGCCACCAACAACTCCAAGACATTTATATAAATGTTCAATACAAAGCAAAAGCTATGCTGACTGTTTAGAAATAATAAAGGCTAAGTATGATTGATTTATTTCCAACACAAGTATATTGGGAAAAGGGTATAGCAACTCACCTACAAGAAAGGCTTGCCACATCTATTACAAAGTTATATAATGACAAAGCATATTATTTAGAAGGCCAACCTATAAAAGGAAGACAATGGAGAAAACTAGGCGGAGTATATGATAGTGAAGGAAATCATTCTGTTGATAAAGGAATAGATTCAATGGAAGGTGTTGATGGTTGGTTAGAGTTAAAGGAAATTGTACACCAACATGCCATAACATATTTTAAAGAATTAACAGAGTACAAATGGATAAACCAGTTAGAAGAAACTTGGCCAGTACAAGCATGGTATAGTGTCTTTGATGAACAAGATAATTATCCTTGGCACCACCATGCACAATATTGTTTAATTGGAACATATTATGTACAGCATGAAGAAGAACACACACCAATAGCTCTCAGATCACCGTTAAATAGTTTGATAACAAATACTATACCAGGAACTTCTAAGGTTCCCGGTGAGCATGTATTAGAACCTAAGACAGGAGACTTAATGATATGGCCTGGCTGGTTGGAACACGAAGTACCTGGAGCAGACGCTCACATATATAAGAAAGATGATTCAACAGGACGCAATAAAAGCTATCCCGATCCGGATAATGATAAATATAGAAAACTCAGGATCAGTATTACAATGTGTTTTCTCAAACCCGACAGGCCAGCTTTCTGGTAATGTTAAGAGACAATAATGAAAAAAGAAAATAAAGATAACGTTTACGAACAATTAAAAATAGATGAGGGTGTTGTATATGGAGTATACAAAGATCACTTAGGCTATCTTACATTTGGCGTAGGACATTTAATTTTAGATACAGACGACGAATATAATTTACCAGAAGGATATGAAGTAACTGAAGAAAGAATCTATGAAGCCTTTCAGAAAGATTTAGACACCGCCATCGGCGAATGTACAATACTGTTTGAAGCTCGTTGGAATAATTTTCCAGATGAGTTACAAGAGATTCTTGTTAATATGATGTTTAACTTAGGAAGAACTAGATTAGGTAAGTTTAAAAAGTTTATTAAAAACTTAGAAGACCATCATTGGAAGCTTGCTTCTGAGGAAATGTTAGATAGTAAGTGGGCTAGGCAAGTAGGAAATAGAGCAACACGCCTGTCAGACAGAGTATCAAAACTATAACATAAGCACTTAGCTCAATAGGATATTTAATACCACGCCTTAACCGATGGGAATATTCCCATCTCTCTTCGTCTTGTTTTTTCATTAGACTCTAAAACGTTTGTCTTGATATCTTTGGAGAACACTCTCCGAAGTCCTCACCGTTGGTGACATTATAGCCATTAACGGTTCATCACTTTTCGGCGCCGGTGCTGGAGCAGGAGTAGTGTTGTTTACAATAACAGGGGCTGGATTTGTTGTTGGTCCTCCACCTGCTTCATCAGTCATATTTTCTATCGCTTGTCCTGTGGGTGTTGTTATTGGATCAATACCGCCAGCGTCTGTGATGGTATCATCAGGAACAATTTCTCCGTTTTGAGTTTTTTCAAGCGTACCGCCAAAGCCTTCTGTTCTTCCCATTTTAGACCATTCCATAATGGCCCTTGAATGTCCTCCTGGCTTTCCTCTAAACTGTTTTTTAACTTCTTGAAATTCAGCATAAGCCTCTGGATCGCTCTTGGCCAAATCCCTTTCACTAAAGGTTCCTTTCATTGTTGATGTTGTTGTTGTTGTTGTTAGTGATCCTTCGCCACTACCTCCATCCTCTTCTGACAGTACATCAGGCACACCGCTACCTTTTTCAGCTCCCCCTGATACGGGTAAGGCATCAATTTCTGCTGTATGATTTTGTATTGTTTTTACAAGGGCAGCATTTTTAATGGCAGCTTTATCATTGTCTGAGACTTCATCACCGGCCTCTTCCAACATCTGTGCTTCCACCTCTTTGGCTTCTTGTCGTATTGTTGCAACTAATTCAGAATCTTTCTCTTCAATATTTTTTAGTGTGGTTTCAGCCAGTGCATTAGATTCTGCTAATTCACTTGCACTAACTGGTATGGCATCTGCTATAGCGGCACCTGCTTTTTTACCTCCCCATCTACCTGCAAAGTAACCAACTGCTCCACCTATAAGTCCACCAATTACTGTGCCTACAATAGGAACAACAGAGCCAATTGCTGCACCAGCAGCTGCGCCTGCTATGGCACCACCTGCTCCGCCAGCACCTCCGCCTATAGCTTCACCTTTTGCTTCTTGTTCTTCTTCTGCTGTTAATTCACCTGCATCTGCTCTTGCCTCAGCATCTTTAAATCCTGTTACACCCTCATAAATACCCATGCCAACACCAGCAATAGCGCCACCAAATCTGGATGCTCCTCTTAACGCACCTTTCATCATTCCGCCACCACTGCCTTGAGCAAAACTCTGAGCAGC